ATACCCACGGGGTGGGTTCTTTGCGATGGTAACAACTCAACTCCAGACTTGAGGGATAGATTTATTGTTGGCGCAGGTAGCACTTACGCCGTAGATGATACGGGAGGTGCTGCAAGTGTAACTCTGACTACAGATCAGATCCCAAGTCACAGCCACGCCAACACAGCCTCTTCCTCATCAACTTCAAGTGTGTCGGATCCGGGACATAATCACGAATTACGGATTAACGGGGTTGGCGCTACATCTGGTTTATTTATAACGTCTGGTGAAGCTGGTACTCCCACCTATAGTGATGATACCACTTTAATTAAGGACAGCACAACAGGTATTACCGTTTCTACAAGCACAACTACAACAATGACAAATGCTTCTACTGGTGGTGGAAACAGTCACGAAAACCTACCACCATACTATGCTCTTGCTTACATTATGAAGACTTAAACATGCCATACACAGATCTTCGCTTCAAACCGGGCATAAACAAAGAGATTACTTCTTTTTCTGAAGGTAATGGGTGGGTTGATTGTGATAAGATACGTTTTAGGTTTGGTTATCCAGAAAAATTAAATGGTTGGGAAAAGAACTCTCCAAACTCTTTTCTTGGCGCGTGTCGTGGGTTACATGAATGGGTTGCTCTTAGCGGCGAAGGTTTTTTAGGTGTTGGCACTCAATTAAAATATTACATTAAACAGGGTACGGGATTTAATGATATTACCCCCATAAGGCTTACAACTGGTGCGGGGGATGTGACATTTGCCGCGACGAATGGATCTTCAACGATTACAGTTACTGACGTAAATCATGGCGCTGTCGAAAATGATTTTGTAACATTTAGTGGTGCCGTTTCTTTAGGTGGCGCAATTACAGCGGACATTCTCAATCAAGAGTATCAAATTGCTTCTGTTACGGACGGTAATACATATACGATCCAAGCAAGAACCGTAAGCAGCATATCAAGTATAACTGAAAACGGATCCTTAAATCCGACATTGGTCGCTGCCAATTCAAGTGACACAGGCAACGGCGGTGCATCTGTTGTGGGTGTTTATCAGATAGGCACAGGTCTTAATTCTTCTGTTTCTGGTACTGGATGGGGTGCTGGACTTTGGGGCGGTACAAATAACGGCGCTCTGCAGACAACTCTTAATGAAGGTGGAACGCTTAGTGATAGTGACACTACAATCACCGTCACATCTGCCACGGGTATTGCAGCAAGCGATGTAATTTTGATAGGCGGCACTGAACTCGTTTTGGTTGGTGGGGTTAGTTCAAATGACCTTACTGGGTGTACGCGAGGGTATAATGGAACAACTGCAACATCTCATGCTGATGGCTCTGTGGTTCGTTTAACAGACGGAAATGCTGACAGTGCCGATGACTTTAATGGCTGGGGTGAAGGTGTTGCTACAGGTACTCAAACAGCCACAACAGGTCTAAGAATATGGTCGCATGATAATTTTGGAGAAGACCTGATATTCAATGAAAGAAATGGTCAGGTATTTTACTGGGACAAAACAAGTGGCGTTGGAACGCGTGGCGTGGAACTTTCAACGCTTTCGGGTACACCGCGATCTGTTCCTCAGAGGTGCGCTCAAATTTTGCTATCAGACAGAGACAGGCATGTTATTGCTTTTGGGTCAGATGGGTTGGGTGCGCCCTCTGATACTCAAGGCGATGGCACTCAAGATCCAATGCTTATTAGGTTTTCAAGCCAAGAAAATCCTATAGATTGGTATCCCACAGATACAAATACAGCGGGAGATCTTAGGATTGATACAGGGTCTAAGATTGTTCAGGCAGTAGAAACAAGGCAACAAATAGCTGTGTTCACAGATATTGCCGTGTATGCCATGCAGTTTATTGGACCACCTTTTACTTTTGGGATTAATCTTGTTTCGTCAAACATTACGATTGCAAGTCCAAAAGCTGCGATTGCTGTGAATGATATTGTTTATTGGATGGGTAACGCAGAATTCTATAGCTATGCTGGTTCTGTTCAAAGAATACCATGCACAGTTAGGGACTACGTGTTTAACGATTTCAATACAAGCCAAATAGAAAAAGTTGTTGCTGGATCTAATGTTTCGTTTGCAGAGGTTTGGTGGTTTTATCCATCATCAAGCTCTTCAGAAAACGACAGATACGTTGTGTTTAATTATCAAGAAAACATTTGGTACGTTGGCACGTTAAGTCGAACAGCTTGGCTGGATAGAGGGATTGGTTCTGTGCCAGTTGCAACTAGCGAGGATAGTTATCTATATAACCATGAAACGGGTGCAAAGGCAGATGGTTCTGCCATGACAGCATTTATAGAATCTGGTGATATGGATATCACTGATGGCAACCAGTTTAGCTTTATAAGCCGCGTTATACCTGACTTGAATTTTAGGGAAACAAACGTAAACAACACCACGGTAAACTTTATATTCAATGCGAAAAATGCACCGGGTCAAACAGCACAAACCACGAATACAGACACTATCACAAAGACATCGAACACGCCTGTAGATCAATATACAAGTCAGTATCAAACACGTATTAGGGGGCGCAGCTTTACATTTAAGGTGGAGTCTACAGATGCTGATGTTCTGTGGAGACTTGGAATCCCTCGCGTTGACATAAGACAGGATGGCAGACGATGACTATAGCACCAGTCCCATACTTTCCCGTACCGCCGTCTACTTATTCGCAGCAGTACTTAGCAGAAATAACTAGGGCTTTCTCTACGTTTGCCGCCCAAATAACGAACCCTGCTATAGCAAAGCCTGTATTGATAGAAATACCGACATCTGCCCAAAGCGGAGATTCAGTTGGTACGGTCTATGAAAATAACACATTACTTAGGATCAAATCAGCAACCGCTGCAAACAACACCACTGGCATTCCACTTCCTCAATATACTGTAGCTACACTCCCCACTGTGGAGACGGGAACTCTGATATATGTATCAGACGGGGCAGCAGGTAGCCCCGTTGTGGCTTTTGGGGATGGATCAAACTGGCTGCGTGTTGACACAAGAGCGGCGGTATCTACTTAGGAGATCACTATGGCACACACAATAATAGATGATTACAAAATCTTTCCACGGCTTATGATGCTTGTGGTTACGATCTTGACTTATCAGTCTGTACATTGGTTCATGTCTCTCGACATGCCAAGTCCTAGTCAGGCAGGTCTGGTATCTGTGTGTATGGGCGCACTCACGGGCTGCTTCGGCATCTGGATGAACAAAGAAGCGAAGACCGATAGGTCTCAAGGAGCGGGTTAATGGCTACATTTAGTAATGCAGACTATGCTGGTCCCTTCTCTAGCAAGTATGAAGAAGATGAGGCTTTACAGGGAAATCGTGGTAACCGCGCCGCACACACAGCGGCACAAGCAGTACATAGTCGTGGTCTTAGAAACATAGATATTGCTAATAGACCAAGAGACAATAAGAGAACTCCACAAACGGACACCTCTATATACGGCACAAATGAAAACCCTGTAATGCGTATGTTGGGTATGAAGAATGCTGCGCGGTATACTGATCCTACCAAAAACCCTATGTATAATTATGGGATGCAGCCAAGGCAAACTCCAAGTTTAGCGGAAGTAGGACCACCTAGACAAAGAGGAATGGCTGGATCTGGGGGATTCTTTCCAATGCTTGCAGGGGTTGGCCCTGATGGTACTGCCACAGGTATTCAGCAGATGGGTAATAACTATGCAGGTATGAGAGAAGCTGCAGGTATGGGACTTGCAAACATTGCAAGCGGAGGCGCTTTTATAAGTGATCCTAATGAGAAAATACAGAAGTTTATGGACCAAGGATTTAGCCCAGACCAAGCGCAAAGATATGTGCGAGGCACAGAAAACACCGCTGCACGTTTAAAACAAGATCAATTTCTCTACGGTGATCGTGTGAATGAGCGAGGTGGCACCCAAGCAACACAAGCCACTGCCGCGACAGGTGAAGAAGATCCAACCGCTGATCCCAACTACATCCCACCTCACTTGCGTTATCTCATGGAGCAGCAACGGCCTGTGACCACCATGAACATGGGTGGCTTGATGGCGCTACGTCCTTACATGCAGCAGCAGCAGTACAATATGGGAAAACAACTTGCTATGAGAGATATGGGGGTATCCGTATGATGGCATTACTTGGAAGCCTGTTAGGCTTCGGCACATCTTTCCTTCCAGAAGTCCTTAATTATTTTAAGGCCAATCAGGAACACAAACACAATCTTGAGCGCATGCAGCTTGAAATGGATTTGATGTCTAAAAGAGCAGAATTAAAGATTCAGATCTTAGACAAAGAAGCAGACATTGCAGAAACGGAAGGGTTGTATAGTCATGATCGCGGACTTGATGGCGGGGGATTTGTCAATGCACTACGGGCTTCTGTTCGACCTGTCATCACTTATGTTTTCTTTGGTCTTTTTGTGGCCATCAAAGTCACGGCGCTCATCGCGTTGATGGATTCTGGTGTAGAAATGGGCCGCGCTTTATCCATGCTATGGGACTCAGAAACTTCTGCGCTCTTTAGTTGCGTCCTCAGTTTTTGGTTTGGGGGCAGGGCGTTACAAAAATATATGAAGGCAAAATCATGACATTCAAACTTAGTAGACGCAGCCTTGACAGGCTAGAAGGCATTGACGATAGGCTGCAGTCGGTCGTTAAGATGGCTATCACGCTCACGAAAACCGATTTTGGAGTGGTGCAAGGGATGAGAACTATTGAGCAGCAGAAGGAACTGGTCGCTAAGGGTGCCAGTAAAACCATGAAGTCAAAGCATCTTGAAGGTAAAGCTTTTGATTTAATGGCCTTCATAAATGGCAGGGCAAGCTGGGAGTTATCGCTTTATGATGATCTTGCTGATGCCGTTAAAGAAGCTGCTACTGTTATAGACGTTCCTATTTGCTGGGGAGCAGCTTGGGGTACGCCCAATATGCCGTACCCTATGGACATCCGTAAGTGGGACGGAACTATGGAAGAAGCCATGAACGCTTACATTGACCTGCGGAGATCTCAAGGTAAGAGACCATTTATAGATGGGCCACACTTTGAATTGATAGGTTAGCTAAATGGTGGTAAAGTGCAATTGAACTAATTGAGAGGTCTCAATGTTACCGTTTCTTTTAAGCTTAGGACTCCCTGCACTTGCCCCATCCATAGGCATTACAGGCTTGTCTGGTGCGGCCCTTGCGGGTTTGGGCGCTGGCCTTGGTTCTTTTTTTGAAACGGGCGATGTCGGCAAAGGCATAAAGACTGGGATGCTATCATTCCTTGGCGGCAAAATATTGGGTGGTCTTGGCGGTGGTGTCGCTGGATTGAAGGACAGTGCTTCGGCAAATGCTTTGTTGTCAGGTAGTGCGCAAGCTTCTATGGCGCAGCCTCAGTTCATGGAGGCTGTCAAAACGGCTGGCACTAATGTTCCATTCGCAAATTTTTTAGGCGAAGGTGCAGCAACAGGAATACTGCAACCAGGTGTAATGACTGCGGCGACAATAGGTTCTGCAGTTGGCGCGGCTCAGAATGTTAAAGATCAGAAAAAAGATGATGACAACTTCGAGGCACCAATGCCAAATCCACCTAAGAAAGTTGTATCGTTTGGTGATCCGCTAGAAAGTAGTAAGGAACAAAACTACTTTGATTACTTGTTTTATCCTGATGAAGACTTGGGATATCCATACGTTGATTATGCTGCCTCAAAGCGGAAGTCTAAAAAAGATGACTCAGTTAGAACTATGAGGGGCGGGGGTCTTATGGGTCTTGGTCAGCAATATAGCCACCCAATGTTTAACATGATGGAAACCCACCTCAATACTAGCCTTCAGCAAGCGTCTGCTCAAAAGGTTAAACCTTTTATCCAAGAAGTCGAAACAATGGCTAAAGAAAGGTTTGGTCCAGATATATTCCAAGGGCAGTTATCGCCAGTCCAAGGACCACTTGATGTTGCGCAGCCAGTGCCAAGTTATATCACAAATTTTGGCCCAGATGTTGGTTCAAATGCTAATCCTTATACCCGCCCCATTCCTAGACCTAATGACCTTCTCTTTCAGCAACCACTGGAGGAAATTTTAAGGCCAAACCACATTAATAGGGGAATGCCAAACAGTTTAATGAATTTTGGTCCTGTCCTACAAGGTTTTGCTGAAGGTGGTGAAGTTGAGGGGATGAACGAAAAAGACGTTATCCTAGAGGCCATAATGGCAATCAAGGGCTTGAAGGAAGAGTCTGAAGCTCAAATGATTTTAGGTAAATTCTTGGCGACATATGGTGAAGAAGCTCTGCGTGATCTTGTTTCGTCTGTTCAGTCTGGTGAGTTTGATGAAACGGTTGAGCGTTTTGCTGAGGGGGAAAAGGGAATTGTGCGCGGACCTGGTGATGGCTCTGGCGAAGACGATAAGGTTCCAGCAACCCTAGACAATCAACAAGATGTATTGCTTACTGAAGGCGAATACGTTTTTCGTGAGCCAACAACAGATGCGTTAACTAAAGCGTATGGCGGTGGGTTTTTAGATAAGATAAATCAGGCAGAGGAAAGAGCGCCAGAGGTGCTAAAAGAAATGGTGGGGTAATTGAAGGTAAGTGCTGTTCCAAAGGAATCAGTCAAGTATATATGGAAGGACGTTGAAAAGGTACTGAAGGAAAGTGTCGAAACAGCTATCGGTAAAATGAAAATGATAGATGTTTTAAAGGGGATATTGGAAGACACTTACGTTCTTTGGGTTGTGTTTGAAGAAGACAAGATTGTAGCTGCATTCACAACCAGAATAATAAAGTACCCGCAACGCAAAAGCATGGCACTTGATTGGGTAGGTGGAAGTCGAATGAAAGAATGGCTGGATATAGGAATGGAAAAGGTTATAGACTTTGCTATTCAGAATGACTGTCAGCACTTAGAAGGCTATGGAAGAAAGGCTTGGGGTCGGGCTTTGCGAAAGCACAAGTTTTATCCAGAGTACATTGCGTTTCGTATGGAGATAGAAAATGGGCAAAGGTAGTTCGCCGCAACAACAGGTAGTTTCGACAGGTCTGCCTGATTATGTTGATCCATACTTTAAGCGACTTCTTAAAGGCGCTGAAGAAGCGACCATGCCATATTACCCAGACGATCCTAATAAGTATGGTGACTTAGCTGGTAAGTCCACTTATGTGCCATACGAAGGTGATCGCTTAACGTCATCCGCAGATTATGGTGATATTACTCAGTCGCGGGATATGATCAGAAACATAGCCACAAGTCCGCTGGCAGGGATGACAACGGCTGTTGGCACTCAAAATGAAGGTATCGCTGGGCTTCGTAATCTAGCTTTAAACGCACCCAGCTTTACTGCATCTAATTTTTCTGCGACAGGTGTTAACCCATATAGTGGGTTTCAGGCTGGGTCTGCGGATCCCTATAGTGGTTTTGCGGCAAGTCCCGCTACCGCTTTTACAGGCTTTCAAGCTGGCTCTGCGGATCCGTATAATAGATTTGATAGAAGTTCAGTTACTGGATATGGCGGGTTTCAAGAAAGACAAGCTGATCCATTTTCTGATTTTGATAGGAGCAGTGTTGAAGCTTATGGTGGATTCCAAGCGGGTCAGGCCGATCCGTTTAGTGATTTCACCCAAGCAGAATTTTCAAAAGCACAAGGCAAAGAGTTTGATTTTGGACCAGCACGTCAGTTTACGGGCGCTGAAGTGTCAGACTATATGGACCCATACATGCAAAATGTTGTGGATGTTCAGAAGCGCGAAGCAATACGTGACTTTGGTAGGGGTCAGGCTGGCAGAGATGCAGCGGCTGTAACTGCAGGTGCCTTTGGTGGATCACGTCAGGCTGTTGCTCAAGGAATGGCAGAGCAGAACCTAGATCAAAGATTGGGTGATATACAACAAATTGGAAGTCAGGCAGCGTTTGACCGTGCAATGCAGATGTTTGAGTCTGATCGTGCGGCACAAATGGACGTTGATCAGCGCCGTGCAGCAGAAGCGGCACGAGTTCAAGGCATTGATGTTGGTGAAACAGGAAGAACGCAAACTGGTACAGCGGCTGAGATGGCTCGTACTCAGGCTGGAAGAGCGGCAGAACTTGCTAGGACGCAGGGAATTAGCCTTGACGAAGCTGCACGGATTCAAGCAGCGGAAGCTTCAGAGTTGGCAAGAACTCAAGGCGTTGATGTTAGCGAAGCTGCAAGGACACAAGCAGCAAGAGCAGCGGAGCTTGCCAGAACTCAAGGCATTAGTATTGATGAGGCACGTAGAATACAGGCCGCTGAAGCCGCTGAACTTGCCAGAACGCAAGGTGTTGACGTTAGCGAGGCGGCTAGAACGCAAGCTGCAGAAGCTGCCGAACTGGCTCGCACACAAGGTATTAGTTTAGATGAGGCCGCACGAATCCAAGCAGCAAACGCCGCAGAACAGGCTAGGGTGCAAGGTCTTGATGCTTCGGAAGCAGGTCGTATCCAAGCAGCCCAAGCTGCAGAACTTGCTAGAACCCAAGGTATTAGCATTGATGAAGCCGCTCGCATACAAGCCGCACAAGCAGCGGAGCTTGCTCGAACACAAGGTATAGATGTTAGCGAAGCAGCCCGTGTGCAGAGCGCAAACGCAGCAGAGCAAGCAAGGATACAGGCGGCACTAGAAGCTCAAAGATACGGAACCGCTGGACTGTATGGTGATTTAATGGGCGCAGGTCGTGGTCTTCTTGGACTTGGCGAACTTGCTCGTGGCACTGACATACAGGGTGCGCAATTACTTGAAACACTTGGTCGGGATATTCGCGGAGAAGATCAGGCTCGCCTAGACCTAGCGTATCAAGATTTCCTACGTCAACAAGACTATCCAATCAGTCAGTATGAACGCTTCGCTGGCCTTCTAAGTGGTGTACCTACTGGCAATCTGGACAGGACAACAACGCAGTATGCTTCTTACAATCCAATCCAACAAGCATTGGGTGCGGGAATTTCTGCGCTTGGATTGTATAGAGGTCTTGGTGGTGGATATGGTGGTTATGGCGGTTATGGTTACGGAGGTATGCAATGAACATTATAGAGCAAACAGAAGCTCTTAAAGACCTTCCTGATCAAAGACTGATGCAAGAGATGCAAGCCCCTACAGGATTTGCACCTCAGTTTCTTGTGCTTAGTGAGCTTAAACGCCGCAAAAGAATGCGTGATGAGTATCAGCGCCAGCAAGCTGCAAACATGAAGACAGTTGCAGAAGAAGCCGTAACTGCTGCAGGTGTGCCGCAAGAGGGTATCATGCAGATGTCTCAGGCCATGAACCCAAATAGTTCAATTGCACAAAACACTGGAATGGACCAGAGATCACAGATGCAACCGACACAGGCACCTCAAATGATGGCTGATGGTGGCGTTGTTAAAATGCAACCAGGTGGAAGGATGTTGAATGATTTATTTGAATACAACAGAAGGAATAGCAATTATATTGGTAATAGGGGTAGGGGAAATGCACTAAATGCTTACTTCAGAAATGAGCTAGATCCCAGCCGTCAGGAATACCGTGAAATGTCTGGCATTATCAACGATATTGGAATTGATGCAGCAAGAGAGCTTTCTTCTCAAGTTGTTAACCCAGGTGGATTACCTATGAGGGATTACGACTATCGTCGTACTTTCTTTGCTGACCCTAGTATGTCTCAACAGGAATCAATGAGAAACAGACAAATGATAGCTGGAACTCTTCCTTCATATAAAAAGGGTACTGGTCGAGCCACTATGATTGATGGCATGTTTGTTGAGCTTATGCCCGATGGAAGTGTTTACGATATAAGAAGTGGTGACTTAATTACTGGTGAGATAGCTCAAAAAACTATAAATAAATTAAATCCTGATCTTACAGAAGATAATGCTAGTTACACAGATTTTATTGAAACTCCAAGCATCTACCGCCCAGAAGTAGGAATGCCGACACAAGAAGACCTTGATCTCAAAGCAGATGAACTTCCTCAACCGCAAGTTTTCCCAAATGACATATCTGTTTTTGATATGGATAAAATTTACAACGAAGAACAAGATAGCCGTCAAGCTGAAGCTTTAAGAATGATGGACATAAATAAAATACCTACCGATAGCCCTACATTTATGGGTGATGTTGTGCCTTATCTTGCTGGGGTCTCTGGTGATTTGTTAAGCGCAACCGCTAGAGGTACGGGTATTATAAGAGATGCCGAAAATGATTTGAATAATCCTATGGTGTCTACGATTTCTTCTGCGCTAGAGGGTCAAACAGGCACAGAGCAAATGGCTGATTTCTTGGAGCAAGAATACTTTAGGATGATGACTCCAGCAGATCGCCTTGCAAATTTAGGCTTTAAGCCAATTACTAATGTTGAAGGAAATCAAAGATTTGTAAACCAAGCAGGTAGAGTCGTTGAGCTACAGGGCGAGAAAGCTGTTGAGCTTTCTGGTGGAGACGCTATGGAAACAATTGGCATTGCTCAAAGACAAGGCCAAGATTTTAGTAAATCACCTTTAGATTTTTCGGTATTACCACGCTTTGGCTTCCACGATTTGGATGAATCTGGAAATGTAATTCCTAATACTTATGATCCGATTATAAAATCAATGGATATTAGTGACATTAGAACCCCAGAGTTTATTCAAAATATATTTAATCCTAGCGGTGATGAACTGCTCTCCCCAGAGTCTGCTTCAAAAGAACAGATTGAAACCGTTAAGGCTCTTCAGGATTACAAGCTTCAGGTAGATGATGAATCAGGGGATTTGCTGCCAGCACCTTTACCAGAAGGATCAACAGCACTTTCATTTGGTGAGCTATTGAAATCATCTACTGACGGAGATGACACATCCACTAACCCCGCTGGGAACAAGGTGACTGGTGGTCAGAAGGCAAGCGCAACGTCATCTCTTGGTGGCATAGAAGGCCGCATAGCTAAGATGCTTGAAGAGAAAGAGAAGAGCGCCCAGAGCGACAAGTGGATGGCTCTTGCTCAAGCGGGTATGGCATTGATGGCATCTGATGCACCAACTCTAGGGGGTGCCATAGGAGAAGCTGGTCTTGTTGGTCTTGGTGCATTGAAGAAAGGAAAAGATCAGTACGATAAAGATGTCCTTGATCTTCTGACTTTGCAGCAACGCATAGACGCACAGAAAGCAAGGTCTTCTGGTAAAGGGGGTTTGACTGCAAGCAACATGATTAGCCTTATGGACGACTTGAGAAGGTACAAGGGTGACATTCAAGATCGCATTGACGCCCTTAACTCTCCAGCCAATATGATGGATCCAGCAGAAAAAGAACGTCAGATAAAGGGCTTGCAGCAAGAGTTGTTCAGAACTGATATTGAGCTTGGCACATATCGTAACGCTCTACGCGGAACTGGCAGTATTGGTAGCCAGTCATTTGATGTAAGAGGTGGATCGGCGCAGCAACCTAGTGTAGGATACAGCTTAGGCACAGCTTCACAATAAGGAGATGACTCTTGGGCGTTATTCAACAAGTAGGTCAATTCTCTGGGAACCCGTATTCATTTACCATTGCAGGTGATACACCTACTGAGCAAGAAGTTGCACGTATCTCTCAGATCTTGGATCAGCAAGAGCTACCCTATCGTCAGCAATACGAGACACAGTATGGTGGCATTGCCTCTCTTAATCAGCCAATTGAGGAAGAAGAGGGCGGGTTTTTTAGTAGGCTAGGAGATCGCTTTGCATATGCCATTGATGCACCATTAGAAAACTTTGCCACAACAGCAAGGTTAACTGGGTTTGATAGAACTGCAGACTTTCTAAGCGGCGCTGTTGAAATGCCAGAGAATTATGAAAGCGCCACAGAAAAGTTTCTAAATGAAGACGGTAGCTTCTACAACTTCTTGTATGCTCCAGAGGCAGTAGCAGAACAAGCGGGTCAATTCGCTGGCTCTCTTTTGTCTAGGGCAGGTGGTGCCGCAATAGGTGGTGTTGCTACTGGTGGTAGCCCTGCGGGTGTGCTGGCTGGTGCGCTGGCTGGCCCAGCTTTGTTTGAGGCAGTGCAGCTTGTCGGACCAATTGCCCAACAACGGGCAAGAAACAATGGCAGGGAGATACCCACTAAAGATGACTGGTTGGGTGCTGTCTCAAGCGCAAGCGCATCTGGTGCGCTAAACGCAATTGCTCCTGGTCTGCAAGGCACTTTAAGAAAACTTATTGCTGAAGGCGGCACAGAAACTGTTCAGTCTGTTATTCAGCAAACAGGCGAGACTGCTTTAACAGACAAGGGCCTTGATATAAATCTAAGGCAAGCTTTTGGTGAGGGCATACTTGCGGCTGGTACTGTTGCTGCAATATCGGGACCCATTGATTACCTTAGTGAAAAGCCAAGGTCTGCATCTGAAATAGAGCTTGATGATGATCTTCAAGAAAGTGCTGTTGAAGACAGTGAGCGTATTGGATTTGCATCAGACATTTCACAACAGTTGATGGAGCAAGCGGAGGCTCAGACTGAAGCAGCCATACAATCTGAATCCCCACAGACAACAGCAGAAAGCCCAGCTACTTTATCTGAGGTTACAACTGATAGTGAGTTTGAAAACAAGACCTACAATAAAGCTCAGTATGATCGTGTTCTTCAGCAAGTTAAATCTGACATCGCAAGGGAGAAGGCTCTTAGCGTTACTGGAATTCAACGCGCTATAAAGACAGACCTGCCTGACACTAAGGTTAGTCAGGTTCGTGACATCATGGCAGAGCTAGAGACGCGAGGATATCTACAGTCTCAGCCACAACCTACTGCAATTCGTGATCCTGCGACAGGTGTCAGATATACACCTGCTCCTCAGTATGCAGCGACACAGAACATTGTGCCTCAACTAAAGACGCCAGATGTAGCGTATCGTCGTCAGGTTGATATTGCCAATGAAGCAATAGAAAAAAATAATAAAACCATAGAAAGCCTGAAGCTTGATCTGGATTCTGTGCGCGAGTATGGGCGCGATCTTCAAGGAAAGCGTACAACTGAGAACGCAATAAATTATGAGATCACTAGACTTGGTAAGAGAAACAAGCAGTACAGTAGTGTTGTGAACGATGCGCAGCAAGGACTGCAGAGGCTTGGAAGATTACCTTACGTTCCTAAAGTCACGCCTGATTTTAATAGGGCGCAGAAGATTGAGCGTAAATTGGCAGCAGCCAAAGCGCGTAGTGTCGCTGATCAGGTAAAAGAAAAAGTTCAATCGAACAAACCTGTCTATACAGCAGCCCTTACTGACAAACAAGAGAAGGTGTTTCAGTCCATTCGAAAGCGCCTTGATGGTTACGGGTTGAAAGATGTTAGGTTGGAAGCGGAGCAGTTAGTAAAGGCTCCAGACGGTGCGGGTATTGAGGGATCTTACAATCCAACCAATCGCATGATGAGTTTGTCTATGGGTTTGTATGACCCCAATCTTTCAGAAGCAGAATTGTTTAATCGTGTTGGAGAAGTTCTTGATCACGAAACAACTCACGCCCTGAAGGAGATGAATGTTATTACCCCTGCTGAGTGGAAAACACTTACTGATGCTGCCGCTAGAATGCGGTATACAAAGATCAAGAGCGGTGAGAAGCAGCAAAGAAAGTACTCATACCTAGATCGTGCCAAGCGTATGTATGGGGATATGGACCCAGAAATACAGACTGAAGAAGCCGTTGCAGAAATGTTCCGCGATTATAACGCTGGTCGATTGAGTATGAAGGGCAAGCCAGTAAGCTTGTTTAATAAGATTAAAAACTTCTTCAAAGCTATTATTGGCGGCGCGAAAGCTAATGGCTTTACGGATGTGCAATCTATCTTCGATGATATTGTTGTTGGAAATATTGGGCAGCGTGAACGTGGCATTGCTGCACAAGAGCAGACAGAACCAGCGTCTTCGCGTCAGTCACGACTAGCGGCAACAGAGGAAGAAACAACACCCGAACAAAACATTAGAATGCCACTGAATGTTGCGGCACCGAATGATCAAATCCGCGCTGAAATACAGCGCATGACAAATCAGAACCGCCCACTGGTTAAGCAACTGATCAGACGGATTGATGAAAGGTACGGCACTAAGTCAGGCGACAACGCCAAAGACCTGTCAAAGGTTACGCAGAAAGCTCGTCGCCCATCAATACTGGCTAAGAAACCTTGGCATGATGTTTCCCACATCCGTGATAGTTATCGCTTTAAGACAGTGATTGATGACTTCCGTGCGGTCCCTGCAATTTTCAATGAGTTACTTGCTGATGGGATATCTCTGGTCAAGATAGATACCAACAAGTTGTTTGAGCCAAAGGAATGGGGCTGGCGCATTATTGCGTTTGATTTACGCATGCCGAATGGGCAGCTTGTCGAATGGTATCTGCCGCTGAGAGAGCTTGAAGTTGAGAAGAAAGCTCGTGGTCATTTGATCTTTGAGGAATGGCGCAACAAGACACAAGAGGAATTGTCAGCGCAGCGTGATGCTTACTTTGCTGCCATCGCTCGTAGTTATAGAAACTATGATGAGGCTTTCCAAGCTGCGCTAGATCGAATGAACACTACACGTCAGGATGCAGAAGCATCTTGGAGAAGAGCAGAGAGTTCACTGCTTGAGGCTGCGCGGAATGCACGTAGATCATCTGGTGTTGGGATCTCTTCTGCCGCAACGGCAGAGGCTGGCATTACAACGCCTTCAGAAGTACGCACTGATGTAGATCCATCAGCCTTGAATATAAGCGCCCGTGAAGAGCCATCTTCTATGAGTGCAAAAGGTTCTGCCATCTTATCTACCTCCGATGACTATGTTACAGATTTGCCTGTTGAACAGCAAGTTAAGTTCTCAAGGCTGTCTCGCTCCCCTAGTGTATCAGGTTTACAAGACTTTATCAGAAATAATCCTGATGGATTTACTATTGATCCTGTCTCTATGGAACCTGCGTCTGGTGGTTTCGTTGTTGCCCCCCTCAAAGAAGCCGAAATAATTGTCGGAGAGACCTTGCCAGAGGAGGTACTATTAGGTTATATTGAGGATAATAAGGATATTTCGAGGGCTGTCAATAAGCCAGTTTACCTTGGTGGTTGGTTCGACACAGACTCTCAGCAATATTTCTTAGACAACACTTTGATACTGCCGACTGCAGAAGAGGCGCTGTACATCGCTGAGGCTGCAGATCAACTGGCAATCTTTGATCTGAATAACTTTGAGGAGATCAGGACCAATGAAGGAATCAGACAACTCCAAGAGAGTGGTGCTTACAGAGGTGACACCGCAATCGGATACCAAAGAAACCTTGCAGAGGTTGGTCGCCGCTTTGCGGAAGCAAGGAATAACCGTAACGCCAGCCAAAGAGAACAGCTTACTAGAGGAGTAGAGGGCTTTAGACAATCACGTCTAACCTTACCCCTCTCTCCTGAGCAACGTGCTGCTAGTGTTCTGGATTATTTAGACCCGAACACTGGACAACCTAAGTTTAAAAACAAGCAGGGTTCCGAAACCCTTGTAAGCTTTGCCAACAAGCTTCTTGAGCTTCGCGGCACACGTACATATGACATCGTCAACTCAGAGCAAGACCGCGAAGAGGTCGCTCGCATCATGGCTGCAGAAGCAGAGGCTGCGCTTCTGTCCAGTAGCGATGCGATTGGTTGGTATGATGCCAAGCTGAAGCTGGCAAAACAAATTCTGTTCCCTGTGTACCCAGAGGTATCACCACTGCGTCCTGATGGCACAGAGAATTCAATGTATGATCCAGCGTCTGAGCATGCATTTGACTATGCAACAGCAGTTACCTCAAATGGTTTGTCTGTAATTGACAACTACCTACTGGCATCTCGCCAGTATGACGCATGGAAGAACAGCCAAGACAGTAAGTTTCCGCTCTCAGCTTCTGGGGGGCAAGGCAAGTCCATGATTAAGGCATGGGAGTTTTGGAATGCTCTTGTGGATCTTGGTTATAACTCTAATCAGATTAACGATCTGCTTACAACGCAGATGCGTAAGGGTGATCTTGCGGCACTGATGACAGAAGTATTCGGTGTAGATCGTGTCAAAGATTTACCATTTACAATAGATGGAAAAGAACTTGCCGATGAAATCGTTGGCGTTGCCTATGTGATTGGACCTAAGATTGGAAATGGTTTCTATCAAAACTTACGTGGCAACTTTGATCCTCTAACAATGGATCGCTGGTGGATGCGCTTTGTCAACCGTATCACTGGCAACCCAATAGTTAACTATCGTGAAGAACTTGTACAGGAAAACAAAGAAAAGCTTTGGAACCTAATATCAAATCCAGATAGCCTGACGGAAATGGACCAAAAGCTTTTGGTGGATACTGTCGAAGCTTTGGGAATCACCACTATAGAGAAAAGTGATATTGAACTTATTGCCCCAGAAGTACAAAAAGTTTGGGACAAAAACTTCTACAACAAAGCATTCAACGACAAGCTTGATGATCTTGCTGATCAATATAACTTTCTTGTCACATCAGACGGTGTAATCACTGGGCGTGACGCGGAAAAAGTTAAGAAGATTGCTCAAGATGCACGTCCTAAATCCACAGACTTAGCACTGGCTGCTAAAAATTTAGCAGGTAAACTAAAGCCTCAGCTTCAGGAAGATCCACGTAATGCCCGTGAGCGTTCAGCCATGAGGGCTGCTGCTAATCGTGCTAGAGAAATACTGCGTCAAAGCAACCAGATTGGTGTGGATCTAACCAACGCAGACTTCCAAGCCCTCATGTGGTACGCAGAGAAGCGCATCTTTGAAGCTGGTGGTGTGCGCAAAGGTCGTGGTGATGACAATGATTATGCAGATGGTGCAATAGCCATCCTTAAAAACAAAGGTGTAAGCGATGACAAAATCGAAGCCACACTCCCCGATGCAGAACGAGGAAGAATCCGTAGTGTCGAATCTCAACTCGACAGAGATTCTGAAATTGGCAGAGAGATTGATGCGATACAAAGAGGGCCAGAAGAAGGAAACTTCTTCGCTCCAAGAGAGCTAACACTTCTTGATGGGTCTATGGCCCCACAGGAACAGCTAACAACCGAACAGCTACGGCAAACAGAAGCAGATCTTGCGGGAGCAGAAGTTGATCCAGAGCTACCACCTCAACGGTTCTCTCGCCTCATCCCTGCTCAGGCACTCATGCCATTACGCGCACCAGTTAACATGGCTGATGGCTCTCCCAATCCAGTCTATGGGTACTTTAGGGATGACACAACGGGCAAGCTACGTCCTATAGTTTTGCCTAAAGGTTCCCACAAAACATACGAGAATGGTGTAGAGGTTGGTCAGGGATTGTATCACATACAACAACGCAACCACGATAAGGAACTGGTGGAGAATTCTAAATACAAGCGTGTTGAGAATGCCATCTTTGATCTCCTTCGCCGCTGGCAAGATCAAGGGTACGAGGATGGTGATGCGGTTATCTCCTATCCAAGTCAGGGTGTTATCGTTCTTGAGTGGCGCAATAACCTAGCGTTCAAAGCGCCACCCATGCGCCTTGTACTGCAGTCGGGTCGTGATCTACCAAATGCACCTTCTAAAAATGTATTCTATGTAAAGACATTCTTCCCGATCTTAGAGAAGAAGGCACGTAAGACTGCGCCTGTTCGTCAGTCTCGCTTGATGAGCAGACTTCCAGAGCAGATAGGCGAAAAGCAATACAATTTAGAATATGCTAGAACCTCTGACTTCTTGGCAAAAGGTTTGAAATTTTTTGTGCCAGAAGAAAAAGCACAGACTGCAGCGGATGGGATTATTCGCAGGTTCCAAGACGACATGCTTCCCGTGGGACGTATGATGCAAGAGCTTCAAAAGAAGAACGCTACAATTACAGATGCGTTTGATCCTTATCTGCAAGAAGAATTGTATCATGGTCGTGTAGGCGCAGAGATCGAAAGCCGTGAGAAGACAATCTACAAAGATGCTGTGGATGCAGTTAAAGGTGTTAACATTTCTCAGGGTAAGATCGATCAGCTAAAAGCTATTTCAGACAAGGCGTCAGAGACGGGTGATGGGTTTGTTAAGAAAGCTCTTGCTAGTTACCCAAGCAAAAAACTTGCAGTAGTTGATGCTGTTCTTTACGCGACACACGCCAAGGAACGCAACGCATTCATCAGAAAAAGAGATCCAGATAACACCTCTGGCTCAGGCATGTCAGACATGGAAGCTGATTCAATCCTAGCGTGGGTTGCCACGTTGGACGCGCCAAGTGTGGCTGCTCTGCAGAGAGTTCAGCAAGGGGTCAGAAGTATTGTTGCAAATACAAACCAGAGCCGTGCTGATTATGGTTTGATACCAGAGGAATTGCGCACTGATACAAACTTTAATTCATACGTGCCTCTGCGTGGCAAGGTGGATATGCTTGAGGGCGAAATGGACTTTACCCGCCCAGCCAGCGGTGCGCCGTTTGGTGTACGTGGTAGGGAAGATCGTCGTGCGCTAGGTCGTTTTGACTATGCCACAGATATCCTTGCAACTGTGATTAATCAGAACCAGAACTCTGTTGTTCGCGGAGAACGCAACAAGGTTGGTCAGGCATTCATTGAATTGCTACGCGCAAACCCAGACAAAACCCGTGGCTTTGGTCGGATCCTAGATCGCATGCCGACACGCCGTGTGTTGGATACATCAGGTAAGGTAAGAGAAATACCCGACATGATGGCAGGACAAGACCCTAATATCTTCATAGCTAAAGTTGATGGCAAAGATGTTTATGTTGAGATCAGTGACATACGTCTCGCCAACTCCTTGAAGGGTAGTGATGGAACAGGATCTAGCTCACTTGGATTTATCACTAGATCTTTGGGTAAGCTTAACAGATACCTGTCAAACATTAACACCTCGTACAACCCAGAATTCTTTATCACTAACATCGTCCGTGACATCCAGACTGCAGGTATAAACGTGCAGCAGTTTGATGCTGATGGCATGGTGAAGAGTATTGCCAAGGACTACAGAAGCGCATTTGGTGGCATCAAGAGAGCCATCAGAAATGGTGACAAGGATAGTGAGTGGGCAAAGATATACGCTGACTTCGTCCGTGATGGTGGTCAGAATTCTGCAAACCCAATGAACAGTGTTGCCGATCAGATGGCAAACATTAGCAACTTACTGGGCGACATC